AACTGCCATTCACTTACTCCTAACCACGGAGTTTATAATAAAGGGAAGGGAAAACCGTATATTCGCCTTGCAAAAGCAGTACCGTAGGTTCTAGGTTCGAGTCCTAGTAGGTCCACCAGTCGAAGAAGCAGGGGACATAGGGTACCCGTCTTAATAATCCTGCGGAGACTGCATGGGGATGTTTTGGTGTTCGCCCGGTAGATGCGAGGGTACAACCTTGATGATCGCCGGAAACGTGGGTTCGACTCCCACCATCTCCACCGAGACGTTGAGCAGTCGTCTCAAAAAACAGGCTCACGGTTGATTGCACCGGGCTGTTCTCCTGCACGGAGACGGCAAGCAATCCTAACGCTTCGGGTCCGCTGGACGGGCGGCTGTGCAGAGAGACGGTAGAAATCCCTCACCGAAGCGTTCACTTGGGTTGGTATGCAAGCGGCTCAAAGCAGCGTGTCTGTAAAACACGTCCTACTGGTTCACAGGTTCGAATCCTGTCCAGCCCACCGGAGGCAATGATGCGATTTGCTGAACAGAACGTAGAAATCGAATCGCTCTACATTTCGCTGGCAATTCTGACTATCGGCATCTATGCAGCCGTGTCATCAGACGATCCAGAGGAAATGAAGCAACAACTGAAGAATGCCGCCGTGCATGCACAAGCGGCCTTCCCTGAGCCGTACCACACGGTACTCATGGAGAAGATCGGAGAGCATGCGTTTCGGGATGACGTCGAGCAGACGCGTCCGCAATATCACACTGAGGGCCGATAGCTTAACGGGAAAGCTACTACCTTGCACGTAGTCAGATTGGGGTTCGAATCCCCATTGGTCCACCGAGTAGGTGAAAGGAGAACACGTTGCCTATTCTTTCGTCAGTGAAACAAAAGACCAAGGTTTCGACCAGTTCAACGATTGAAACGACACTGGAAGCGAAACTCGCAGAAGTCGCGGAACTGACAGAGCAACTTGAAGCAACCGCTGTGCAAGAGATTGACGCATCGAATCAGTCGATTGCTGATCTTGAATCGCGGATTGCAGCAATTCAACAACGGAAGATGATTGCCAAGGGACGTATCGAACGAGCGGCACAAACCAGAGCGTTGTTCCAACCCGTTCCTCCGGTACAAACCAAGTAATGATCTTTTGATGGTGATGCAAGGAAGTGATACCGTGCAGCTAGTATGCAACCAGTGTGAGAAATCATACAAAGCAGAAAAGAGAACGTCGAAATACTGTTCCCGAGCTTGCAGCAACACGGCACGCCGAGGGATGACGTATTCGAAAGACTCTCACGGTAACAGTTCCAGACAACGCCTTAATTTGCTGAAAAACACGTTCAACTTTACCGAGTGTATGGTAGAGGGTTGTGGCTATACAAAAACGTTTGACATTCACCGATATATACCCGGTAAATTGGGTGGAGAATATGTCATCGGCAATATGTATGCTATTTGCCCAAACTGCCATGCAGAAGTATCTCGGGGAATTGTAACGTTTGAAAAAGTAGACGATAAAACACTTCGGATCAGTGGGGTAACGGTAGCCCAATAGTCTTGAAAACTATCTAACCGAAAGGTTATGTGAGTTCAAATCTCACCTGATCCTCCGTGGACGATTGGGATAAGGGTATTCCAGAGGGTTGCTATCCCTCCCAACCGCAAGGTTGTGTGCGTTCGAATCGCACATCGTCCTCCATCTGAGAAAAGGTTTATATACGCATGCCAAAAGTTATAAAGTATGCCGACTACATTCCTTTGTGGAAGGCGGGACTTGTAAGCGGAAATCGCGGTATAATACATATAGACGTCTCTGCGAATGTGCGCCGTTACTTGCTTGAAAGGTGCGGAAATACGTGTGAAGAATGCGGTTGGGGCGCGATAAATCCGTTTACCGGAAAAGTAACACTTGAAGTTCATCACATTGATGGAGACTATCAGAACAGCAGAGAAGAAAACTTAAAAGTGCTCTGCCCAAACTGTCACTCTTTAACCTATAACTATAGAGCAAGAAATAAGTCCGGGTTGGCACAAAGCCTACCCAAGAAAAGGTAATCATCGGGGTTTAGCGTAAGGGTTAGCGCACGTCGTTTGGGACGATGTGGACAGGTTTCGAGTACCTGATCCCCGACCACGGGAAGGAGAAACCGTATGAACTGGAACCTGATTGCAGCGATTTTCTTGGGCGTATTCTTTGCGCTCCTTGCATGGGCACTATTGACCGATCAAATCGTTCTCTAAGGAGGGAATGTGGTTCAGATTAACCGTGAGGGGCCAAAAGTCTTTTTGGTCGGGTATACACAGCCGGTCATGCCAGAAATCCGCCGCTATCTAGATCATCGCGGTGTGAAATGGATTACGGAGAATCCGAAGGATGATCCACTGGCGATTGTTGAAATGGCAGGCCGTGTGTGCTACCACAGTTGGCGGAATCCGCAAGGGCGGACACGTCAGGAATATATTGCCGAGCAAATTATCGGGCATGAGCATGGAAGCGTGCTCGAACACGTCTGGTTCAATATGCTGGTGGCAGACCTTCCCCGAAGTTCGCAGCTTGAATTGGTGCGACATGGGGAAGGAACGGGATTTAGTTTCGAAAGTCAACGGTTTACGGACGCTCATCTACGATTCGTGGTTCCACCACGGCTACGGGAGGACGACGATGCCATTGCACTCTTTACAAGCGCGGCGAATCTCGCACAAGACTACTACACAGCGTTGCAGGCACTGTCGGGGTCCGACTCCGATGAAGGAACGCTTGCACGGAAACGCATCAAGGAAGCAGCACGGGCTGTGCTCCCGAATGCCGCTGGAAGCGACGGTATGGTAAGCATGAATGGCCGTGCCGCACGGCACATCATTAATCTGCGATCCAACGAACATGCGGACCTCTCAATCAGAGAGTTTGCATGGGAAGTGTATCAGGCGATTTCAGATGTTGCTCCGGCACTCTTTGCCGACGCAACCGTGAACTATGGAGCGAGTGACGGGATTCCGTCTGTCTCGTTCGAACATCCGAAGGTCTAGGAGAATGCACGGGCCGTCAGACTACTGCACATCGTAAGAACAGGCCCGGAGACGCGTCCGGGCACATTCAGGGATCGGTTAACGGTAGGCCGATGGTCTTTGGAACCATCTGTATAGGTTCGAATCCTATTCCCTGATCCATGCCCTTCTGGTGGAACTGGCAGACACGACGGCCTCAAACGCCGGAGCCGAGGGATCGGCGTACAGGTTCAAGTCCTGTGAGGGGTACCACTTGACAAGTAGTCGGAAATCGGGTATACTGATTTCAGTGAAGGAGACGAGATGCCGAAGATCGCATTTATCAAATGGGACACAGGCGACTGGATTCAGATGTACGTCAACGGGGAGAAAGTCTATGAAGGACATTCGATCCCAAGAGACGAACTTCTGAGACTGGCCGGAGTAGAGTTCGACTCCTACGAAATCCTCGGAGAGAGCGATGAAGCGGAAATGATCGGTTGGTCGGGAAAGTCCCTTGACGAAGCACTTGTCATTGTGAACGACGTACTAGTGTGTTACTAGTACACATGCGTGGGTGGTGGAACTGGTATACACGCTAGTCTTAGAAACTAGTGCCCGAGAGGGCGTGATGGGTTCGAATCCCTCCCTGCGTACCGTAGCCAAGCGCCTCTCCCGAGAGAGCCGACCATGAATCGTTAGTCTCGGTGAAGCAATTCGGGCTGGAAAGACGGATGCATACGGTGAGCCAGCAGTTATGTCCGGACTCAATCGGGCACATAGGATATGTGTAGCTCAATTGGCAGAGCACCGTCTAAAACCGGAGATTCGGTTTAAGTCCGACACTTCCCTCATGCTGATGTAGCTCAGTGGTAGAGCGTCTGATTGAAGTCCAGATGGTCGGCGGTTCGAATCCGCCTGTCAGCACCGGTCGAATAATCCGATAGACCAAAAGAACCGGAGCGTTACTCACACGCTTGCAAGCCAGATATGGTGCGACGGTACGGGTTGAGATTTCTGATTTCGGCCAAATGACGTACGCATTTGGCAACATCCCTGTGGTATAATGGACAGTGCAGCACGTTTCTACCGTGCAAGGTGCGGGTTCGAATCCTGCCGGGGATACCACGGTCGCATAGCTCAATTTGGGAGAGCACCGGCTTGTCACGCCGGAGGTTGCGGGTTCGATCCACGTCGTGACTGCTAACAACTAACCTATCAAAACGGAGGTTAAGCATGGGTAATGTGAAAAAGGCGGAAACACTCGGTATGCCGCATGGCACGGCTACAAATCGCTTACGTAAACAGTTGTTATTTAAGTATGTCTGTCTTGCAGGAGACAATATATGTTATAAGTGTAAGAATATAATAGAACTGATTGACGATTTATCTATTGAACACATTAAACCGTGGGAGGGTAGGTCCGCAGAACTATTTTGGGATTTGAGTAATATAGCGTTTAGTCATATCTCTTGTAATAGACCGCACGTTAACGGAGCGGTAAGACGCCGGATAAGTTTAGATGGTGATGTTTTTCGTTGTTGTTCATGTAAACAGACGAAAGAACGGTCGAATTTTGGTATAAGCAGTAGTCGATGGAATAATGTGCAGTCAGAATGTAAAGATTGTCGTAATAAACGCCCGAGAGTGCGTCAGTCGTCGTGATCGCCAGTAGCTCGTTTTTGCCGGTGTAGTGTAAAGGAAAACACGCAACGCTTCGAACGTTGTAGTGCGGGTTCGAGTCCTGCCAGCGGCACCACGGAAAGGGTACGGTATGCAAGTCGAAGTCATGTACCGGGAGCCTGATACGTACCCGGCAATTCACTGGAACGGCCATAACAGTGCTGATGTGCAAGCGTGGCTGGATCGGAATCTTCGTTTGTCGGGGGACTACGATAATCAATATTGTGTGCGGAATAATGTTCTCTATCTTGGAATGTATACCCTTCCGGTGAATACGTGGTTGGTGGCTGACGGGAGCGTGCAGGACTTTACCGAAAGGGAATTTGCAAGTATATTTCTTGTCGTTTCCTAAGTTCTATGGTGTTTATGGCCGAGCGGTCTAGGCGCATGCCTGTGGAGCATGTTACACGGGTTCGAACCCCGTTAGGCACCCTGAGTGAGCGGTTGGCCGAGTGGTTAGGCGCGTCTCTGCAACAGACAGGACAGCGGTTCGAATCCGCTACCGCTCTCCACGCCTTTGTAACTCAATGGTAGAGTAAGCGTCTTTTAAACGCGAAGTTGTGGGTTCGAATCCCACCGGGGGCACTATGGTACACGTTGTCGGTGTATTGGCGTTGCTTGTCGGGATGATTGTTCTCTGTCGGCACAGCCTGCATGACACACAACTCCTGATGGACTTGGAGGGTATTGCCATTTTTGTCCTGATGGTGTACTGTGTACTTCGACTGTATGGTGTGAAACTCGCTTTTGTAGCTCAATGGTAGAGCAAGGCTCTCTTAAAGCCGGGGTTGGTGGTTCGAATCCACTCAGGAGCACGGCTCAATGCGGTGAACAGGTAAAGCTTCCGTGTGGTTGTCCCGACTTCCACCCCCAAAGGCCACGGGGACAATAGTTTGCGGCACGTACCGGCGCGTGTGGGAAAACACCGGAACCCTGTCAGTGTGACCGAGTGGTTAGGTGCTTGCCTTCCAAGCAATGAACGCGGGTTCGATTCCTGTCACTGACTCCATGTGCTACGGAGAACCAATGAACGGTTTAGACTACACAAAATACATTACACTATGGAAAGCTGGACATGTAGATGGTAGCCGTGGTAAAGTAGGAGTGTCTAAACACGTTCGCCGTTATTTGTTTGAGAAATACGATAATAAGTGTGCTGTTTGCGGCTGGTGTGAAACACATCCGATAACTGGTGAAGTTCCACTGGAAGTACATCACATAAGCGGACACGCGAATACGGAGAGCAATCTTATTTTGCTGTGTCCCAATTGTCACAGTCTTACGGGTACCTATAGAGGTAGAAATAAGGGACACGGAAGGACAACCCGAAAATAATGCATCTGTAGCTCACGTTGGTCCCGAGCAGCGATCTTGTAAATCGCAGGACGCAGGTTCGATTCCTGTCAGATGCTCCACTAGGTTGCGGGTTCGACTCCTGTTCGTAGCTCCAAGGAAAGGACTGCACACGCTAGTGCCCTACCCGTTATCCGTGGGTGTGGGAAACTTCAGTCGTTTCAAGTAGCGCATCAATTGGCGGCGAACGGATAAAGAAAAGAGCGGCCCTTCGGGGCCGCTTTTTCATGTCTGGAAAATGCTGAAGTAAATTAAAAAGAGGAACGCTCCGTAGAGCATCCACGGTTGATCCCACCGGACAACCTCCCGGCGCGACATTGATACTGAAGATGCTCGGTTTCGTCGCTTGCTTCCTCGTTTTGTCTTTCCCAAAACGCGAAGTCGTTCCTTCCGGTAGTAGGAGACTTTCGCCTGAACGGTTCGGCCCGGAATGGTCCGGGCACCTTTGGCAAGGTTGCACGTTCGGCACGACGTGACAAGGTTACGTGGGTCATCGGTTCCTCCTTTCGCCCGTGGCTTAACGTGGTCCAGTTGCAGCATGTACCGAGAGTCACAATACACGCACTTGTTATTGTCGCGTTTATAGATGCTCCGGCGCTGTTCGACACTGATCCAGTTACGGTCGTACGAGTTCGAACGTTTGTGTTTGAGTGGTAGCGTCATATGTGTACCCACCTGAAAGGGCATCACATAGACGGAGTATGCCGTCTACCGCGTCGTTCTCGGACTGTCCGGTAAGATCAATGACGAAGTGAGCGGTGATGTTGAACTGTTCGGTTTCCGATGCGTGTGTTGTGGATCGCTTATCCGCATTCCCACTCGCATCCTCAATATTCCGAATCAGTCGAACGATCCAGAAGCCTTGCTCACGGAGGGCGTCTGCTTCATTCACGAAGCGACAGTCATCCACAACCACAGGACCGCTTGTCATGGAAAACGTTTGTTTCCAGCGGTTAATCCAGTGGTCGGGTTCCCCCATAAACTCTCGCCAAAAATCTGTTCCGTACCATTGCAAGAGCGGTCCAAACGTCGTCTTTTTGAACTGTTCGATGGTAGCCTTGTTCAGAGAGGACGGATTCGGGCTGTGTCCCCGAAGCGTGTGTTGCTTGACCACATAATCAAGCATGTCAGCACAGTCCTGTTTGACCGCATCGGCAAAGGCAAGTCGCTGATGCCCGCGATGCTGAACAAGGGCGTTGGCAATCGTTGTCTTTCCAACGCCATACGGCCCGATAAAAGCGAAGTGACGCACATAACCCTCCTATGTGATGCGGCTGATAAGACTTATTGCAACCATACAGGCGGCTGCAACAAGGAGAAGAAGGAACATGAGAATAAACTTTGACCAGACTTGGAATAGGTACGCATCGAGTGATGTGTACCCCTCATCGTCTGAACGGCGCTGAAGCCATTTGTGCAGGTTTCGCAGCGCCTTATACTTCATAAAGCGCAACCAGACAATTAGCCTGAGCATGACACACTCTCTCCGGTAGTTACCCTGTGATACGTGTAGAGCATTTGCGGAGACTCGTTCAAGTCCATCGCAGATGCACAGCTACTCAGGATAGGGAGTAGGGAACTGAAGTCGTCAACGTGGAACACTCCGGGCATATAGTAGAAAATATGCTCCTGATCCCCCACGATGATGCACGTCTTTTGCTTCGCGTACGCATAGCCGAACTCCCAATGTCGTCCTCCACCGATGGTCGGATTTTTTGGATCGTTCGCAAAGAGTACAAGCACGTCGCAACGGTCTACATCGCAGGCGTCACGAATTGCCTCTCGTTCGAAGTAGGCCCGTCCCTGCACACCGTAGGCGCTGTGTGGTCCGTCTGTCCCGTCAAGCCACTGGCTTGTGACATGGATACGATGATCGGCTGTCTGAATAATATCCCGGTAGGCTTTGATTTCGTCCTTCCGGAGCCATGAACCAGCGAGATAGACGTTCATTCTTCCTCCTGTTCGTCTAACATCTCACTGATAGTATCTTCGATTTCTTCCAAGTTGTCAAATGTCTCCAAGCTGATGCACCCCTGTGCATCGAACTCTTTACTTGCTTTGCGAAGTACATCTTGAATGAAGCGAAGGAAATCACAATCAATACTTTTACGAGTCGGGAAGGTCATACCGTATCCTCCGAGCGTCGGGCCGTCTTATACTGGATCAAATCAAGCGTTCTGTTTGGCTCAATTGAGGGGCCAAGTTCCCGTTCAATGTACTCTTTCGCCGCGACGGATGCAAACGACACAAGAACGTAACCGGGAGGGGCCAGCATATAGCCAACATCGTTTCTAATGGAAAGTGGGAGGCGCTTTTTCAGCGCCACCCACTCATTGTATCGGTATCGGTTGGTCATGCGATCAATGTCCCTTCTACCATTTCGCTCTGTGGAAGAACGTGGTCGGCAAGGACAAACTTATACAGGTTTGCCGGATTGCCTACCTTGGTATCCATCTGGACGACGCTTGCCATGTCTTTCGACAGTTCCTTCAGGTTTTGGGCAAGCGACCGGGCGTTCGGGATTTGTCGTTCGTATTCACGAAGCACCCCGAGTGTGTTTGCCAGCCCACGTAGCTCTGCATGGAGTTTCGCGGCGGTTGTCCACTGACCGTTATTCTTGAACCCCGGCTCATTGGTCTGCGGGTTGTTCCATACCTGTCGAACCCACTGTTCCAGTACGCTCCACAGGATTGACGCATCACGGGCCGTTTGCTTCTGGTTCATTTCCAGCGTTCGCAACAGGCCCATCTCCGGAAGATCAAGCGCCTGTGCAGATGCCAGCATGAAGTCCGCATATGCGGCCATACGCAAATCGTGTTGTTTCGGTGCCCACGTTTTAATAACACCGACAATTTTGTTCAAGTCCTGCAACAACTCGTACCAGAGTTGGTTTCGGTTGTTACGAATACGATCCAGCAGGACGGTCGGACTGATCTTCTCGCCGCGACGATCCACGTAGAGCACCACCAGACGTGTTGATACGTCGGATCGGGTGAACCAGTGATTTCGTGTCGTCATCCCAAGGTGACACTTCACCTTGAATGTGACGTGATCGTTCGTGGTATAGAGCTTCCGGCGCGTAAACTGAATGCCGGTGGCAACTTCGCAAAGGGCATCTTCAAGCCACTTGTTCGGAGTATCGACGTTATCAAGAAAGACGTGGTGGGCATTGGAGACAGCAGTTTCAAACGTATCCCGGTCGGAAGGGATTGCTGAAACGGTAGACGTTGATCCAAGCAGCAACTCTCCAACTGCTTGAAGGGCCAAGGATTTTCCAGAATCCGTTGGTCCCGCGATGATAAGGTGTGGTTGGGCATCCATATACTCCGAAAAGAACAGCGAGTACGTCCACAGACGGAACAAAGCCGTTGCCTGTTCGCGGGTATGTCGGGCAAGCTGTTCGTCGTAGTTCGGAATGCCAAAAATAGCCGTCTCCAATGACGGCGTACTGGCATCTCCGGGCATTGCCGTAAACGGCTCCATGTTCAACGTATCGCGGAACAGAATCCCATCGGTGCCGTTTCGGACAACTTCAATGGTTTTTCCGTCCAGACGATAGACCATTCCCTCACCGTTGTAGACGTAGAGCAGCCCTTGTTGCTTGCTCCAAAAGTATGACGTCTTGGGAACGACCGGAATCCCGCGATCCTGTACGAATGCCGTCAAGGTTTCATTGACTACCTTGAACTCCGGCTCTCCGTCTACGATCCAGTACCGAAGATTCAGCAACGTTTTCCACTTGCGGTTCGTCGGGTCCATCGGAATGATATGCTGGCCGTCGTAGTACAACGCTTCGTGGCGCTCGGTGTCCCAATAGAGACAACCGGTCGTATTCAGGTCTTTCATCACTTCTTCGCTGATGAGACGTCGGCGCTCCGTAACCGGCGTGCCGGTCTGTGCCCGAAGTTTCTTCAGTGTCGTGAGAACAGGCGTCTCTGCCGGGGCATGTGCAATACGATACCCACGGTAAATATCCTTCCACAAATCTTCGTCGCTGTTGTAGCGCCACTCGGAGTGAAACTTATCGTTGGCTGAGTTATAGACCAACGAGAAGCAATCTTCTTCGCTCATGCCAAGGGTGTAGCAGATATGGTAAATCCGCCACAACGCCGCTGAACGATCCTCACGGGGCCGATCAAGCAAGTCTTTGAGTTCATTGGTAAAACTGTACTGTTCTTCCAGTTCCAGCCGGGATGAGAGATGTTCCAGATTCGGCGGATCGGGCATCTTGCCGGTATCCAGCATGATTTCCGGGGCCGCTTCTAAATCGTCAAAATCTGCCGCTGTGTATTTGTTAGCCGCGTTAAACGACTGCACCACAATGGGATGTGGCGTCTGTCGCTTGAAAGACGTGCTTCCGGGCAGACGCAGCCACTTGGCAAGTGCCCATCCACCTTTATCCTCACGGAGCTTGTGTCCGTAGGCCAGCCGGTAATTGATCTTTTCGACGTCCCGTGCCGGGAGCGGTTCCGCCAAGAGCCAGTAGAGATGAAAACGTCCGGGCGATGTGCTGACGACGATGGACGGCTCAGGTTTGAACGTCCCCGGAGGAATGTCCGCATCATCCAGTTCTACCCACGCCACATCAAGAAGGTCTACAGCGTCATCTTTGCCGCAATCCTTCCCGCGACGGGTAAACCCGTGGGGAGAAAAGTACACATCTTTTCCTACGCTATCGAAACCAAGTCCAGAAATGCCGGTTTCGTCAAGCGCATTGATTGTTCCCCGACTTCGCCAGTGAATCGTACCCGGAAATCGTTGGTCCGAGTCGATGACCGCAAAACGGATCAGGTCGTCTTTGCGGGGATCATTGGCATCCTCCAACGGAAAGATCAACCGCAAAAACTCAGCAGTTTGCATATATGAGGGTCCTTTCAGGGATTTCGATGGTTTATTTCTTGACACTCGCAAGTTAGATATGGTATGTTAGGTGAAGTTTAAGAAAAGCATTTTTTCGAAAACTTTACCCCTTCCACCCAACGCTGTGTGTCAGTGCGTGGACAGGAATGATACCGTAAAAGCCGAAGAAGGTCAATGACTACGCTAATCAACGCCCTCGTACCATCCTACGACGAAGCACGGGTACAACAACTCCTAGACGACATTCGACGTGGGTATTCATTTACCGACGCATGCCGAAATGCCGGGTACCGTGAGTCAACGATCCGGACATGGATGCTGAGAGGGGGTGATCCAGAATCTCGGTCCCCAAAGGTATGTCATCCCTCAGTGCGTGTTGAGCCGTACTACACCTTCGTCCGAGAACTTAGGTCCGCAATGGCTCAGGGAAAGCACCACTCGCCACCGGGACCGCCCCGTGGTCGTCGGCCACAAGACATAACCGAAGAACAGCGTGAGGCTGTGCTTCGGGCACTGGCACTCGGTTGGTCATTTCCCGCCGCATGCAGAGAAGCCAAACTCCCCTATGCCACCTTTATTTCATGGCTCCGGCTTGGCGGGTACCCACAGAAGGTATCTCCCTACCGGGACGTTTCCCATGAATATATTGAGGAACCATATAAATCCTTTGTCCGTGATGTACTAGATGCCGAGGATAACTACTTTGCCACGTAGACGATATGATCTTGATACCCTTGATGACTCCCCGGATGTGGTGTCATCTCTAGCGCAACGAGCGAGAGAGTTGGCCCGTGTGCATCCGGAAACGAATCCGGATACGAAGCGACCGTACGGAATTAGTGCGGAACAACGCATTCTCTTGATAGATGCGATTCGTGCCGGGAACTTCTTTTCAACTGCCTGCCAAATTGCCGGAGTTTCGACTTCGACGTTTAACGACTGGATGCAACGCGGTGGTGACGCTGCAAGCGAAAGTAAATATGTCGAAGATGATCCGGTAGAACCATATAAGTCCTTTGCACGGGATGTGCGACTCGCTGAAGCAGAGGGAGAACAAAATCTGCTTGCTGATATTCGTGCAGCCGGTAAAGTGGACTGGAAAGCAAACGCTTGGATTCTCGCACGCCGACACAAGGACGCGTGGGGGGAACAAAAGGGACCAATCCAAATCGGAACGAGTGGAAACGTTTCGATTATGCTCCCTTCAAATAGTCGGGATAGCTCCCCGGATGAGAGCTAGGAGTTAATCGTTTATGAATCTCGAAATCCCCGAATCACTTGATAGCCTGTGTGTTGTGTGCGCTGACACGGGTCGATGGTCGGGAGCGCCGGAACCCTGCCCGGAATGCGGTGCATTTGCACCACTTCGAAAGCAAGCGAAGCGAGAGAAGTGGCGTCCATCGGATAACTACCGTGAGATTGAAACCCATCAGGGGCTGAATCGTAAAGAACGACGGCAGCAAAAGTCGAAACGCCTGAATAAGCGAGGATAAGTATGTCAGTCAATACAGTTAGTGATCCGTGGGTTGGCGCGGAAATCGTGGATATTTCTACGACGGACCACACGTTCACCGCCAGACACGTTCATTTAGCTTTTAAGGATTTGCTATGGTAAACAAATTGATTGCACAATACGCAGGACATGTAAATCCCGATGATTTTTCACAAGACGTAGCAAACGCGCTGCAAAATACCAACGACCGCACGGGAAGTGCTCCGGTAGATACGGCAATGGGTTCGTTGATCGCCACGCCGGGGAGCGATACGCAGGCGGCAATCGCCGCGCTCATCGCGGCGGTCAATGAGAGCGGCGGCGGGGGTGGGAGTGGTGATACCTACCCGATGAATCAGGCCATCTGGTACGACAACAGCACGGCGATAGCCGGGACGGACACGAGCAGCGGGATGGGGTTGGACCCGGATATGGTCTACGGAGCGCTGATCCGCGTGACGGACCCGAGCGCCGGGCTGGCCGCGATCGGCGTGCGGGTGATGGCCGGTCCGGCCAATCCGGCGACGCTCCGCTTCGGGCTGTACGCGGTATCGGACGCGGCAACGAGCCGGGGGCTGCCCGGCGAACGCGGCGCGGAGCTGGGAACGATCGCGGTCGATGCCGTGGAAACCGGGTGGCTGACGCTGGAGACCTTTGCGGCGGCGGCGCCCGGATGGTACTGGATTGGCGTGGCCACGACCGAAAGCCTGGAGCTGATGGCGTGGTCCCCAGCCGTCACCGGCGGCGCGCTGCTCGGCGTGCGCGACCCAGATGGGGGGAACTTCCAGGCCGCCGGCGGGGTCGAACTGGCCGCCGCCGGCGCGCAGACGGCGATGCCGGCCACGCTGGCCGATGTCGCCACGGCCAGCGATCGGGTTTCCGAAGCGCCGTATCTCGCGTTCCGCATCGGCCCGTTATAGGAGCCACGATGCTCACCAACGGCTACACCACCGTCGCGGCGCTCAAGACCCGGCTCGGCAACATCGCCGATGACCGGGACGACGCCAAGCTGGAGCAGATCATCGAGGCGGCCAGCCGGGAGATCGACGGCCTGACGAACCGCGTGTTCTACACCGTGGACGCGCAGGCCCAGAGCACGAATCTCACCTACGTCATCGAGCGGATTCCGGTTACTGGAACCGTGACGGCGGCATACCTGATGGTAGATGCACCCCATTTTGGAACTACCGCGACCGCTTGGCGGCTCGACATTCAACGAGCAGCGTCAACTGGCGGCGAGTTCACGACTATGGCCGATGTTGATTTCGTAACCGGAGTGGACATAGAGGCGCAGGTTGAGTTCCCGATGGTGCTGGCATCTGCGGGAAGTCTGGCCGTGACGGAAGGGCAGTACGTGTACGTATGGAACCGGGTCGGAGTCAACTCGGAAGGCACCCCCCGGTGTTTGGTCGTGCTCGTTATTGAACCCGCCTAGGAGACAAGATAATGCCTAATCTAAATGTTGATCCGCCTCAGTATTTTGTTGGGGAGACTGTGCGGTTTTGGGCACGGGATATTCTCGACGCGGCGGGTGATCCAGTCGAAGCCGGAGACGGTACGATGCTGGTTCAACTTATTGACTATAACGATGAAGCGGTGGCATCGGAGTCCGGGCAACCGGACACCGTTGACACGAACGATTGGTACGCGGACGTAAACCTGCCGCAATCCGGTATGCACGATGTGAAGATCACCGTCACCGTTGGTGATACGGTGCGGATTAGTAAAGAACCGTTTTATATCTACCCGTAAGAAGAATGTATGGCTAAACAACAAGACGTCGTTGAAGTCAAACCACAAGAAGGACCACAGACGGAGTTTCTATCAACTCCGGCTGATATTGCTGTCTACGGTGGTGCGGCGGGTGGAGGAAAAACATGGGCTATTCTCGCAGAACCGCTCAGACACTACGGCAACCCGAAGTTCTCCGCTGTTATCTTCCGCCGAACGTATCCTATGATCGAAAGCGAAGGCGGTCTTTGGGAGGAATCCGGCAACGTCTACCCGCTCGTCGGCGGAAAGCCGAGACAGCGTGACCTAAAGTGGATTTTCCCTACAGGCATGTCCGTTCGTTTTGCACACATGCAACACGAAGATGACAAGCTGAACTGGCAGGGAGCGCAAATCCCCTTCATCGGATTCGATGAGTTAACGCACTTCACAGAATCGCAGTTCTTCTACATGCTCTCTCGTAACCGTTCGGTGTCGGCGGGAATCAAGGGGTATATCCGAGCGACATGTAACCCGGATGCGCTTTCGTGGGTGAAGCGGTTTCTTGCCCCGTGGGTTGATCGCTTCTCTCCGGTGAAAGCCGAGAGCGGCGAAATCCTCTACATGATGCGAGATGGGGGACATATCAAATGGTACCGAAGTAAGCAGGAAGCCATTGATGATCCGGAAAATGCCCACTTGCTGAATAACCCACATGTCGATCCAGAATCTCTTATTAAATCCGTTACCTTCATTAAATCTACGATTTATGACAACCAGATTCTTATTAAGCAACAGCCTGAATACCTCGGAAGTCTCCTTGCCCTCCCATACGTGGAGCGTATGCGTCTGCTTGAAGGCGATTGGGATGTTCTTCCGGAAGCCGGAAAGGTCTTTGACCGGACGTGGTTTGAAGGGGTGAAGTCGGCTCCGGTCGGCGGCTCCGGTAAAGATAAAGCGTGGGAAGTTCGGTTTTGGGACTTTGCTGCCACTGAAAAGAAGGTGAAAGGTGACGATCCCGACTGGACAGTAGGTACAAAAATGCGTAAAGTTAATGGAAAGTATTACGTTGTCGATGTTATTCGCGTACGGGCAAACCCCGGAGAGCTTGAACGGGTGGTGGTGAACACCGCATCACAAGAGCCGGATGTGCCTGTGCGATGGGAGCAGGAAGGGGCATCCTCGGGTAAGATTGCGACGAATCACTTTGTTGAAAAACTGGCCGGATACGATGCCCGTGGTATGCGTCCAACTGGTGATAAACTGACACGGGCGCTCCCCTTTTCCGCACAAGCTGAAGTTCAGAACGTGAAGCTGGTACAGGCTGAATGGAATGAGCAATGGCTAACAGAACTCCACCACTTTCCTGACGCAACCCACGACGACTGTGTAGATAGCGCCTCTGGTGCCTTTAATTATCTTGCTCGATTTGGCGCTGATGTAAGCGTCGGCCCGGACATTTGGAGTTAATACATGAGCTACCCACCTTCCGCCCCACAGCAATATCCGTCGTTCACCTTTACGCCACAAGTGGTGTCTGTTCCTCATGGGGCTTCAGGAGCAGCGGCGAATAAAATGAACCTTGCGAAACGGGCGTATCACGGTGACTATGCCGCTCCACTCCGGACGAAAGCCGGTGCCCCAAACGACAACATCACCATGAACCTGTGTCGTTCGATTGTCGATAAGTCGGTGAGTTTCCTGTTTGGACGACCGGTAAGTTTTGCACTCGATCAAGACGTTACAAAATCGCCTGATGAAATCCTTCTCGATCAAATCTGGAAGTTCAGTAACAAGGACGCCTTGCTGCAACGACTGGCAACCAACGGAGCAGTCTTTGGACAGGTGTTCCTGAAGATTCGTATTGAAGAAACCTTACCGCGATTGCTGGTGCTCGATCCTACCTGTGTCACGGTAGAAACCGCTCACGATGATTACACGCAGGTAAACCGCTACGTCATTAAGTGGAAAATTACGCTTGACGAAGCAATAAAAAAGCAGCGCATCTACCGTCAGCGTATTGCCCGTGTGCCAGCCCGGTTGTACTTCGATCCAAATGGCGACTTGCAGAACGCTCCGCAGTCGTGGACGATTGAAGATGACTACGCCGATGTGCAATGGGATCAGGAACCGACTGATGGAGATTGGGTTCGAATCGGATATGAGGACTGGCCCTATGAGTTCTCTCCGATTGTAGACTGCCAGAATCTTCCGTCTGCAAATGAATATTGGGGATTGTCTGACATTGAGCCGGATATTATTCGACTCGTTGAATCTATTCACCGATCCGTGTCAAATATTAACCGTATCATTCGTAACCATGCGTTCCCTCGCACGTATACGATTGGGCTGGACGGCAAGCAAGCGGAACAGGTTGTTATTAATCCGGACGGAATTATTAACATTCCGGGCGATCCAACACAGGTCAAGTTCGCTAACCTTGAAATGCAGTCCGACCTTGCGAGTTCATTGAGCTTCTATGATCGGCTCCGAGAAGCCCTCTATGAAGTGTCACGAACACCGGAAGTCGCTGCGGGTAAGGTACAGGATTTGGCCTATCTGTCCGCTATGGCGATGCAGATTTTGTATGGCCCAATGCTGGAAAAGACCAACACCAAGCGCATGCTCTACGGGGCATTCCTTGGAGAAGTCTGCAAGCGTGTCATGTTCATCATGGGACGACCGATTACCGATGATGTTATTGTCATTTGGCCTGAAACCTTCCCACGCGATGCTCAAATTGAGACATTGACGGCGATTAATAAGCTGCAAGTTGGCTTTTCATCTGATACAATTATCTCTGAACTCGGTGGAAACCCTGAGTACGAACGAGAACGACGTAAGGATGATCCGGGTTCGGTACCGTTGGTACCGGCTTCGGCTCCTGAGCCACAAGCAGGTAGTTCTGCCAATACCACGCAACGTGCGGCGGCTAATGGTGGACCGGAGCGATAATGGATAAACAAACTCATCTAACCCCCGGTGAGCGACTGCAACAGTTGGAGACGACTGTGCAGACACTTACCAAGCAGACACGTCAACAGTTGGAAACGATTCAGGAGTTGACGGAAACCTTGCGGACGATGTTCGGACTCTTTCAGATTCTCCCTGAATTACTCAATCAAAACATGCCAGCCGTACGTGCTGCGGAGGTACGTAAGTTCAAAAACCATATGGACTACGTATCCATGCAGCATATTACGCGTTTAAATCCTGTGGAACAACAAGAAAGTTAGGGAAGTCCCTTGACACGCTTTCTTTTGTTTAGTATAATGGCCGTATCCAGAACTTGATACGCCACAAGGAGTACCAATGTCTGTACCAATCCCTCCCGATGCGAGTCAGGTACCCGTGTCGAACCCGCCAGCGAACCCCGGTGGTTCAGAGGCACCAACCACTCCCCCTGCGGCACCACAGACGCCGCAAACGCCACCTTCTCCCCCGGCTGATCCTCCGGCAAATCCTGCTGATGATTCGTGGCTTGCCACACAGCCAGAGAATGTGCAGAAGTACATTCGTGACCTTCGACGCGAAAACGGCGACTATCGCACAAAGTATCAGGATGCAACTACAAAGCTGACTGAGATTGAACGTGCGAACATGACGGAAGCCGAACGTGTCAAGGCCGACCTAGAGAACTTGCAGACGAATGTACTGCCGACGAAGGACCAACAAATCCGTGAACTGCAAGTGCAGATTGCGGCATCCGCAAAGGGTGTTGTTGATCCGGAAGCGGTCGTGAAGTTTCTCGATTGGTCAAAGGTTGATTCGGGTACGTCCGTTAATCAGGCCATTGATGATCTTCTTGCGGCCAAGCCGTATCTGAAAGCAAGTCAACCGGCTGCGACACCCCCGGCTCCAACCGCTCCCCCGTCGTCATCGTCTCCTGCGGCTCCGGCTGGTGGAGGGGGGACCGCCGCTCGATACACACAGTCTCAGCTTAACTCAATGAGTCAGGCCGAGTTTGAAAAGAATCGTAGCGCGATCTTCGAAGCAATGGCAGACGGACGTGTTGACTATGACAAATAAATAATCTCATAATCGGGTGCCGGATGATAAGATGCGATCCGGCATCCACCCTCCCTCTCTTGTGCGTAATTGGCAAATCGTTTCCATACTAGGAGTTTCCCTATGGCTCTTGATCGTTTTATCCCTACACTGTGGAGTAACGAACTACTTGTTTCTCTTAAGAAGGCCCACATTTTCGGACAGCCCGGTGTTGCAAACCGAGACTACGAAGGTGAACTTCGACAAGCCGGAGACACAGTAAAGATTAATGCAATCGGCCCTGTATCTATCGGAAACTACGTGAAGAACACGAACATCTCCGATCCTGAAGAACTGAACGACGCTCAGACGACACTTGAAATCACCGAGCAGAAGTATTTCAACTTCCAAGTTGATGACATTGACCAAGTGCAGCAGAAGCCGAAGGTCATGGGTCAGGCAATGCAGGAAGCAGCTTACGGGCTGCGAAATACTGCCGACAGCTTTCTTGCTGCGGCATTGGTGGCGGGGCTTTCAACTGGTAACACAATCGGTACGACAGGCGCTCCTGAAGCAGTTTCAACTGCTACAGATGCCTACGAACTTTTGGTTGAGATGAAGGTTCGACTCGACATGAACAACGTACCGGACTCCGGGCGTTGGGCGATTGTTCCTCCGTTCTTCATCGGTCAGATGTTGAAGGACAACCGATTCGTGTCTAACATTGAATCAGTATCCCGAGAAGGTCTGTTGAACGGTAGCGTTGGACGAGCCGCAGGGTTCGATATTCTAACGACAAATAACACGGTGTACGAAAACACCGGGGCCGTTGGCGACTACTACTACGCGTTTGCTGGAACAAGCATGGCGTTGTCATTCGCTGAACAGATCGTACAGGTTGAAGCCTACCGACCAGAGAAGCGATTCGCTGACGCGGTGAAGGGACTTCACGTTTACGGTGGTAAGGTTATCCGACCTGAAGCCCTCGTTGGACTGATCGTAGACCGCCCATCGGTATAATCCGATAGCGGTCTACGGACCTTCTTTTAGTACACTAGGAGTAAAGAACTATGGCCCGAACAGCCCTAACGAAGTCTAGTATTACAGCAGATGCAGGAGTAAACTCTGCGGCTGCGGGGTTCTACCAGACTGGTGACAACACAAATAACATGGTCCTTGATGCTGGTGGAAAGGGTGAAATCATCCTCCACGCCAAGAACACAAACGGTGCCGAGCGAACGGTAACGGTGAAGGCCGGAACCGGTGGGCATCTCGGTAGCGCATGGCGTGCCAGCATGGGCGACCTTGCGGTAGCAATCCCTGCAACATCAGGTGAGCGATTTATCCGCATTGCGGACACAGCGCGATTCATGCAATCAGACGGAAACATTCACATCGACATTTCTGGTGCCGGTGTGACGATTGCCGTTCTTAACGTAGACTAAAGGGAGTAACCTATGGCTGTTCGTTCTTCAATGGCGCGGCTGATCCGAAAAGTCCGGTCGAACATTGGGGATACAGCCGGTCCTCTACAGGTTTTTTCGGACCAAGAGATTCAGGATGCGCTGGATTCTCGCCGGAGAGACGTCTACGAATATGCACTTACCGCTGCACCGAACGATCTTGACTACTATGCTGACGGAGGGTGGTGGGAGGATGAACCGACCATCACCCTCACTGATGATACCGTTGTAACAGCCGTAAGCACTCCCCTCTACATTGCGTCAGAAAACCCCGTTGTTGGCGTCTGGACGTTCAACCAAGCCCCAAGCACATCAGTACGTCTCTCGGGGAGACAATACGACGTTAATGCAGCAAGCGCCGATTTGCTTGATGCGTGGTTGGGAAAGATTAAATTGGAGTTCGACTTCCTAGAATTGGGAAGTACCTTCAAAGCGTCACAGCAGGCTGTTATGGTTGAGCAAGCGGCCAAACGGTTTCGCGCTCGACAGTGGATCACGACGGCAAATGTACGCCGAACGGATGACCTTGCGGGATGGTACTAACATGACAATTCTCATTCGTCGGTGGTCCGATAATGCCGAGTACCGTGTACCGGATATTGACGCCTACAACCGGCTCTATAAAGGGAAGGGATACTACATCCCCTTCGGCCCTCACGCGACTCATACCCCTGACGGTCAGCGTATTAAGCAAGTAGCACCCCGTGTGCCACGTATTTCAAGGAAGCCTCATGGTTCACACACGTCTGAGTCCGTATCAACTCCAACGGATGCAGAGAACACAGGACACGAATCTTCCTGATCGGGCGGATATTCACCGTCCTACCTATGTCGTTGATGAGATGGGTGGGACGGAACCCGATTACACCCCTGTGTATGAGCAGATTCCGATTTATTCAGAACCGCGTATTCTTCGTGAAATCAAGGAAGATATTGCTGGTGGTGTGATTCAATCTGGTGTTCGTTGGATTTGCCGCGTAGAGTGGAAGAATAACGACATTCGGCTTGACGACATTGTGATTATTACTGAGTCTCGCTCATTGCAACAATATGTTTTGCAAGTCACAAGTCTCCTTTCGCCTCAGTCATATGGCACATCCTACGGATTTCAGTGCATTTTGGTAGACTAATATGCTACAATACCGAATAGTTATCAGAAACAACCGAATCCCACAGATTCTCGCAACGTTGGATGAACGGGTTGATAACGCAATTCGGGGTTATGTAACAGACGATCTTATCCCCCAAGCACAGAGAAACCAAGCCCCTCACATTGATACGGGAATGCTGAACGCCTCTGGTGAAGTATTCCGACAAGGATTAATGAATTACCTCGTTCGCTTTACCGGTGGAGCCGCAACCGGATGGACCGGAGAGCCGCGTGTGTACGCGATGTACCACGAATACGGAACTCGATTCACAGGAGCCTACCCGTTCCTTGGTCCTGCGGTAGACACAACCTTCCCCGGTGACATTATGGATCAGATTATCGCTATCTTCCTCTAAGGAAACGCCTGTGTACGATGTAATTTCGGAAGCCGAAATCTTTATCAAGAGTCGCCTCCTTGCGAAAGCCAGTGTGGTAGCGGTTGTCGGTGAACGAGTATTCACGCACCCCGGCCCCCGCTACAGCGAAAACGCTGATCGTATCACCTACCCGATTATCACCTACGATTTTCTCTACCCGTCTAATGACACTCTCCTTGTCGGTTCTGATCGGTTTTGGTCAACACTCCGGTTTCTTGTTCGGACCATTGATAAGGGCAATAGCTCACGAAACGGAGCAGAAGGAGCGGCGGCGATCTACGAAGCCCTACATGGTACAAGCGGGTACACACCGAACGGCGCTGTGATTACCTCCTGTATTCAAATCCAACCATATAAAGAAACCGAAGTAATGAGTTCGACACAATACATTCACCTTGGTGGCGAGTATTTGATTAATATTAATACTCCAACAAGTTAAGGAGCTTACTTATGGCACTACGAGAACGAGCACAAGTATTTGAAGCGTCTCAATGGGGAGCAGAGTCTATTGTAGCACCGGGCGTTGCAGTGGCTGCGGACAAGCGCCTAGAGGCAATCAGTGCTGCGCTAAAGCCAAATATCGAAGTTGAACGCTACCGACCGTTCGGTAATAAGTTTGATACCCTAATGATTCCGGGGAAAGACTGGACGACTGTTGACGTAACGGGGCGACTCGACTACAACAACATCATCTACCCACTTGCCTCTGCGGTGAGCTACCCAACGATCACTACACCGGGTGGTGGAACCAACGCCCGACTGTGGGAGTTTGAGTCACGGGCCACGGTTCCTGATACGGTACAGACGTATACCGTTGAAACGGGATCACCTGTCCGAGCACAACGAGCAACAAATGTTATCCTCAGTGATCTTGGGTTCGCCTTTACCCGAGGGTCTATCGAAATTACCGCAACTGGTATCGGAAAGCGGTTTGAGGATAACATCTACCAGACTGGTAACGCGGTCTACAGCGTAACGATTGACGGTACGGTTACTGGTGGTACATTCACCCTGACCTACTCTGCACAAACAACATCGGCTATTGCCTATGATGCAACCGCCGCACAGGTGGAAGCTGCACTTGTGGCATTGAACAACATTAATTACGGTGATGTTCAGGTGTCTGGCGGTCCCGGCGATGAAGCCCCATTCTATGTAACGTTTACTGGTGATCTTGGCAACCAAGCCATTACAATGACAGGAACGTTTACATCGCTCACAGCCGCTCCGGGGACAAGCGCGGTTGCCTCAGTCAAGACAGGGACAGCAATCACAACCGTGACAGCCCTTCCTGCTATTCCGGGGAATGTTAACGTCTATGTGGATACCGACTTTGCGAACATCGGGACAACAAAGCTGACACGTCTCTTTGAGGCCGACGTCAACATTGCCAGCCGATTTAATCCAATGTGGGTACTCGACTCTGACCAAACATCGTTTGCGGCAACAGTCGAAGCCCCACCTGATGTGACGTCACGTCTGAAAATGGCGGCGAACGGTGCTGGTATGGAATACCTGAACACCATCCGAGACGGAAGCACAGTCTACATCCGTATTGAGTCTGAAGGCGATGCCTTTGCCGCTCCTGATGCCTCACTGAACTACCTGTTCCGTGCGGATATGGCGGCGAAGATCGAATCCCTCAATGACTTCGGTGAAACAGACGGAGCCATGTCGGTTGACTGGATGTTCCGAGCGGTTGACGACAGCGACTTCGGTGGCGCTGCCCGATTCCAAGTTCAGAACTTGCGAACAGCACTCTAATACAGTAAACTGAAGGGGCAACTTACAAAAGTTGCCCCTTTGGGCATTTTGCGGTATAATGCTACCAAAGGTATGCATTATACCGTTTTTTAGTGTAATTAAGGAGTTATCGTCTCTATGCCAATCCGAGTTGCCGATCTTGCGAAAGAACGGAGCGAAGTTGTTGTCAACACGCCGCTTGGTCAGGTACGTGTTACCTATCGTCCAAACGTTCGAACCCCTGCCGACGAAGCGCGTATGGCAAATGCGACAGGCGAAGATGCCTACCGGGAAATGCTTGAATCCCTGCACAAACTCATCGTAGAGTGGGATTTGGTTGGCCCTGTGTATGATGCCGAAGATGGAAGCCTTGTCATCGAAGAAGATGCTGAAGTTCCCACAAAGCCACAGATCACACAGCACATTTCGTCAACCCTGCTCGGAATGATCTTTACCGCGATGCTGGAAGATATGCGCCCAAACTCACCGAAGAATCCGTCCAAGAACTCGCAGAAGCTCTATGCTACGGATTCACGGGGGAGTCTCGCATAAAATACGAACCTTACTTTGTTATTAGACGAGCGAAGTATCTTGGCATGTCGCCCACGGAAGTCCTAGAACTCCCTGTGTTCTGGTACGAGTGGGCGGCATTAGCCGAAGCAGCGGACAATGCCGCTGACCGCGAAAACCAGAATAAGGCACAGTCGGATAGACAATATGATTCAATAAAAAAACAGCAATAATGTAATGTAAGGAATTGGTATGGGTCACAGAGTAGCAGAGCTTGAAGTCGTTGTTAATGCCAACGTTGGTCAAGCGCAACGAGAGCTTAATAATCTAAACCGTACCTTCCACAACATTATTGCTGGTGGTGCGCTCTTGGGTGCCGGTGGCGGACTCGTTGGATGGTTCAAGGATGCCGTAACATCCGGTGCCCAATTTGAGCAAACCATGATCCGTGTGCAGCAGCTTGCCACGGGTGCGGAAGTAAGTGTAGACGCACTTACGAAGAAAGCGTTCGCCGTTGACCAAACAACCATTTACTCAGCACAGCAAATTGCTGAAGCGATGGAGCAACTTGGTCGTGAAGGATTTACCGGAGAGCAAATCCTTGGCGGTTGGACGGACGCTGCGGTTAACTTCGCAGCGGTTATTGATGAAGATTTGACACTTGCCACGAACATCTTCGGGCAAGTCGCCCGTGTGTTTAAAGATGAGGGACTAAGCGCGGCAAGAACTGCCGACATTCTCTCACAGGCGATCCTCCGTTCCGGACGTCCTGCGGCTGAGTTCGCAACTGGTATGCAGTATATCGGTTCCATCGCGGCTCAGTTGGGCGTACCGCTAGAAGAAACTGCTACATCACTTTCCTACTTGCAGTCACTTGGTATCAAGGGTCGTTCCGCTGGTACCGGTTTGCGAAGCATGTTTACGGAACTTGCGGCGGGAGCCGATGAGTTCGGTATGAGTCATGGTGTGCAAGCGTTCGATCCCGTAACCGGGAACTTCGTCGGTATGCCGAAGATCATTGACCAATTCAATGAACTGCTTTCAACTATGTCGAAAGCGGAAGGTTTGTCATTCCTAGAAGATATTTTCGGAAAGCCTGCGTCGTCTCCGTTGTACGCCCTCTTTACCGGTGGAACCGAAGCCTACGATGAGCACCTTCGAAAGATGGAGGACTTGGGGACGGCTGCGGCATTCATGCGTACATTGATGGATACGATTGGTGGTTCGCTTGACCGCTTCGAAGCTGCGGCATCGAACGCCATGCGACAGATCGGTGTTATCGGTGGTAACATGATTCGCCCATTCATCGACTTGTTGACCGAGCTACTTGGTGCCTTTGCAAATGCTCCACGAATCGTTCATATCGCAGCGGCGGCATTCGTTGTACTTACGGGTGCGTTGATGGGGCTTGCCGGAGCAATCATGGTATTCCGAGGACTCGGAGGGTTTGGTCTGCTCTTTAGCGGTATCGGTATTATGTCCGCAACCTTCCTTGGATTTGTTGCCGTTATTGCCGGAGTCATTGCAGCGTTCGCGTTCTTCAGTGATGAGTTGGGAGCCGCAAAAGACGCGGTAGCCGACTTCTTTGAGCCTGTGTCTGAACTTATCGACTACCTTAGTCGAATCAATCAAGCGGACAATCCCCTTGACTTCCTAATTGCACAGGGGTGGGACGGTCCGTTGCTTACCTTTGCGGAGGGGCTTGGTGATGTGGTCGAAGGGCTGGCCGACCTATGGTACTTCATCAGTCGTGGTGATTGGGACCGTTTCATGCGCCGACTACCGGGCGAACTAGAACAAATGTGGAACGGCGTCAAGCTGGCGTTCAGCGTAGTCCCGGAAATACTTGGATTCACAAGCTGGTCTGATCTTCTTATGGGCGCGTTGGCGTGGACTGGCGAAGAAATTGTGCTACCGATGCTCACGGCGGTAGTTGAGTTTGGACTATCGCTGGTAAACAAGACAGTTGGGTGGGTTGGTGACCTGTGGAGTTGGATTAAGGGACAAATCTTCGGCGGTCCTGCGGCAACCGTCAACGCCGACGGGTCGAAAACAGTCAACTACCTGCCGAACGAAGAACGAAATATTCCGTTCGGTACGATCCTTGTAGAAGGTGCCGTTGCTCTCGGAACCGGTTTTACGCACATTGCCGGTCGCCTTTGGGAGTGGCTGCAAGAACAATTGATGGGTGGACCAACCTATGGGCCGCCGACAGGAACCCGAAACGGAACGGGTTCCTTTAACACCGTATTGAGCGAGCCAATTCCGCTCGGAACAGTTATCCTCGAAGCTGCCTTTGAACTAGCCGAAAATGTGTGGGGGGAAGCTGGTAACTTCGCCGGGTGGGTTGTGTCAAAAATCTCCGAAGTAGGCGACATTTTCATTCCGGTTGAGGGTGCAAAAATCTCACTTGTTAACGCTGTGTTGGAGCTTGACAACGCGCAAAATGGCGAAGACGGCGGTGGGCTGTTCGGAAGTATTGGTCGTACTATTGCAGAGGCTATTCCTGACGACCTTAACTTTATTCGAGAAATTGGTACTGGCTTCGGGAAGGCGATTGGAAAGGCGATTGCGGCTATTAGCCCAGACGATATGTCTGATCGCGTGGATTGGCAGAACTTCGGTCAAAACATCGGTGCCTTTATCCGCGATGGTATGTCGTTGATTGCAAAAGCTCCAACCGCGTTGGTATTTGGACTTAGCGAGTTTATCTGGTCCGCAATCTCCGAAATCACCGTTGAAGACTTGAAAGGTATTGGGGATATTGGTGGCGGTATCATTGCTGCTATTGGTGGGTTCCTTGCCGGGTTGCTTACTGGTAAAGACTCGTCCGAATGGAGTTTCGGGGAGTTCCAAGCCAAGCTCGGAGAAAAAATCTACGGTGCTATCGGTCGGGCAATCCGATTTGGTGATGGAAGTGGCGGCAAGGGGGGCTTTACCGGGCTGTTTGACGATATGGGCAACCAAATTGTCGCACCGGATACGCTATCCGGCTCTATTGCCGACATTGTTATGGAAGAAATTGGCAATGCAATCACGCGAATTGTTGAAAAAACGGGTGAACTTATTCCGAAGATTTGGGATGGTTTAGAGTTTGCTATTCCGATGATTCCGTTTACGTGGAATGGGCTTGTCACAGGGGTTGATACCGCTGTTGCGTTTGTTGAGGAACAAATTACTCGGCTTCGAAACAAACTTAAAGAATTGTTCGGATTGCAGGATGAGGTTGGACGGCAAGGCGCTGCTGGAAACTTCTTCAATATCCAAAACTACGATCCGCTCAACCCGAATAACCATACCAACGACACAAACACGGTTACGCACTCTCCCGGTGAAGGGTATGCGATTCCGCAGGGTGCCCCATTCCAAGGCAGCCTAAAACCAGAAGTCAGTGTCACGCTGACTGTGGATGAAACGTCCATGTCGGCGCTTACCCGTGAAATAGAGTCGAAGGAGTTTAATGCGGAGCTAAAACTCGACGGTATTGATACCGTGATGACTGATTTTGCGGCGGCTTTTGACATGGGACGTGCATGGGATTCAAAACAGTTTGAAGCGGATGCACAACTTAATGTTGATGCTGTAATGATTTCAGCAGCAGCGGCATTTGATATTGGGCGTGCATGGGATCAGCAAAACTATTGGGGTGATTTTAGCCTAAACGTTGATGCTGTAATGATTGCCGCTGGTGCTGCATTTGATATTGGCCGTGCGTGGGACGGTAAGGTCTTTACTGCATCGTTTTCTGTAGATACCAGTGGAATTACGGCTGCGGTTGAAGTTGCTCGACAAGCAGCAGCGGATATTGCCGCTGTGATGCCGCACTCACCGGCGAAGGAAGGTCCGCTGAAGGAGCCAATTACCTTCGATTATATTGGTGAAAACTTCGGTTCGGTTGCGGATGATATTCGATACAGTGCTGATCGCCTAACATCCGATGTTGCAGGACTTCGAAATAGAAATATGGCACCGGTCGATGTTGCTCCATCTCGCACAGGCGGAATGGTAACGAAGAATTACTACTTCGCGGTTACTGGCGATGACCTTGCACGTCTGGAACGTCAGTCCCGAGAAGGATCACTCGACGTGGAAACAACAGCCCGTGAACTTGAAATGGCGTTGGGGATGAATTAATGGCAGTTTCAACGGTAACATACGGATACGAAAATACAGGATCAAGTGAGGGGTATGCTGTTCTTTCTGATGGGTATGTACGTGCCTATACGGAAAACGCTGTTACATCTCACATGTGGGGGTTCCGTTTCCGTGGACGTCTTGGACGTGTCTCTGGAACGTCCCCGACAATGCGCTACGGACTGTGGCTGGCAAATGCTAGCAAGGAACCTGACACCCGTGTTGGGTACTCCGAACAGAAAACCGCGTCAACGCCAATGGACTCCGGCTCTACCGGAGCGATCATTGACGCGAACGTTGTGGAAGCCGATGAGTCTCCTTCGGACACCGCAATTCAGATGTGGTCAGGGAACCGATACTCTATAGGTGCGCTGGTTGATGGGGCCAATGCGAATGTGGGGATGATTTTTGCGGGGTCTATTTCCAAAGACTCTGAATTGCTGTACCAGAAAATCGCTGCCACGTCAGGGACAACCCCTCCCGATCCGTTCGGAAGTGCGAGTTCCGTAACAGCCGGTCATTTGACGATGTGGGTGGAAGCCCACACCAATGAAGCCCCTCGCGTACCGGTTGACCGCTCTCCAAGCGGAACGATTAATACAACAACGCCAACCTTTACGTCTACGTTCCGTGATCGAAACGGCACATGGGGTCCGGGTAATGACGGTTACGACGATGGGGATGAAATCAAGCGGTACCGTATTCAGGTACGCCGTGTGTCCGATGGAGTCATCATGTGGGCACCCGCCGCGTTCTCTGCTTCGACAACGGAGAAAAGCGGGGATAGCACAACGAAACTCTACGCCGGGTCTACCCTTTCCCGTGGAGTTGCCTACGAATGGCGTATCCAGCATCAGGACATGTTTGATGAGTGGGGTAGTTACTCAGATTGGCTAACTTTCACACCGGCAAACAGTGGCTACGTATTTACGAATGCAAGTTCTCCAAGTGGGAAGCAGGAAGTTAACACAGGCATTACCTTTGGCGGGTCATGGACTCACCAGAGCAGCTTGTCCACAAATGCGGTACAAGTACGTATCAAGGAAAACGGGCTTGTTGTGCAAACGAGTCCAACCATCACAAAAACCGTTGCATCATCGGCCTCTCCGGGGACTGCATTCACGGTTTCGTGGGCGGATACAACCTTCGCTGATCTGGATTGGGGCCACTCGTATACCTATGAAATCCGAGCGCGGGATACCGCAAGCGCGTGGTCGGATTGGTCAGACGGACGTGCGTTTAACACGAACGCGGCACCGGCTGTGCCAACAAACCTGTCTCCAACCGGAAGTGCCACCGTATCAAGCTACCCGCTTTTGACGGCGAATACGTCTGATCCGGACAGTGACGATATTGCGTCAACATTGGTGGTCACAGGGACGATTACACGACCGAACCTAACGACGGTTGATGTAACGTTAGCGTATAATTCGACAACTGGAAAGTTTGAATACCAAACTACCGCAACGGAAATCAGTGCTGAAGGAACGTACTCATGGGTTGCCTATGCGTACGACGGAACGCTGTACTCTGGGGACTCGACAACTTCTGGTGGGGCAACAACATCGGTTTCGTCAACATTCGTCTACACCAATGGTCCGGACGTTACGATTACATCGCCAACAGAAGCCGAAGTTCTCACAACGATTACTCCTACGGTGTCGTGGTCGGTGTCTGGTGGTACACAGGCGAAGTACCGAATTAAGATTTATAAAGTTTCAAATGGGCTTATTGTCTATAACTCACTGTTCCAAGTGAGTACCGCAACAAGTCAAGAGATTCCTCCTGCCGAGTTGGAGAACGAAACCGACTACACCATGACGGTAGAGATTGAAGATAGCCTTGCGGTTATCGGAACCTCTGAAGTCCGGTCGTTCCGAGTTGAGTTTGATCCTATTCCGGAGATTACAAACTTTCAGGCAACCCCTGTGAAGATCGGTACCGATACCGTAGAGTCGGCCATTCGCCTGACATGGGATGCATCCGTAGAGCCTGCTCCGTGGTTTGTTCGATACATTCTCCGACGCAGCGACTTGGAACGCCCATTGGCGTACATTGATAGCCAATCAACAACGGCGTACACTGATTATCTCCCTGTGTCCGGAGTCGAATATGAGTATACGATTCGTCAGGTAAACGTTCTGGAAGGGATCAACGTTGCCAGCCCAACCGTTGCGGCTGAAGCATCGGTGAATCTCGACGGCGTACACCTGTGTAGCGTAGAGAATCCGTCAACGTACCGAACAACACTGTCGTTCGGTGAAGGGCGCAATCATAAGCGTACAAATAATGACACCTTCTATCTTCCGTGGTCGGCAACCAAGCCGACGACGGTACGTGGAAAGGTGAACTACTGGACAACAACGGCGAAATACAATCTCGTTACAGACCCACGCATCGGAGTGACGGCGCTTGTGCGATTGGCCGAGATTGAAGATTTGATCGAAAACGGTGGAACCCTGTGCTACCGCGATGAGCGTGGTCGCAAGCGATTTGTAACTATTGAGGCGAATGGGTTGGGCGTTGAAGATTTGTTCCCTGAACGATCTGATGTGTCGCTAACCGTTCGTGAAGAAGCCTATGACGAAGGCGTTGTGACGGAAAGACTCTAATGGCGACTGTTCCTATTGGTGGGCGAGTTACAATTTCATCTGAACTATGGCGCACAGATATTGACGGATTCCCCCTTGAAGATTTGTCTGATTACGTTCTCTCCGGATCAGTAGACTGGCACGGGGATCGAAGCGGGGGAACACCAATGGGGTGTTCCTTCCGCCTTTCCGCAACCGATGTTGTACGTCCATATGCAGACTTCATCATGCCATATCTTATTTTGGAATACGAAGATGGATCAGACACCATCCGTGAGCCAATGGGGATTTTTGTGGTCATGCCGTTCGGGGAAGAACACACTCCGGTCACGGGGGAGACAACGATTGAGGGACGTGACCTAACATTCTTGCTTTCCGTATCGAAGTTTACTGACCGAGAAAACTTTGCAGCCGGAACAAACCTCGTAACAAATGTAACCTCACTGGTGACAGACGTTGGCCTTTCTCGGGTGAGTTTCCCGACAACAACAAAGACACTTGGCAAGGCACGTAGCTTTAAAGTAGGCACAAGCCGCCTTGAAGCGGCAAATAGTTTTCTTCAACGGCACGGATGGTATAAACTATTCATGGAACGCGACGGTCGTTTGCGATCACTCCCGTTCCGAAGCCTGTCTAAAACACAGCCTGCAAAGCTCTACACCGAAGAAAACCTTGTTGATGTACTGAGCGTAGAGACGCCACCGGCTGACAAGTTTGGGAATGTCGTTATTTTGCAACGAGAACGAACCGACGAATCTACACTCACAGCGATTGCCCGTGAAGATAATCCGGCTGTGCCGTGGTCTACAGCGGCTCTCGAACGAGAGATTGTCATTGGTCCGGAAACGGTCGATGACGCCGAAGATCAAGAGGCGCTTGATGCACTGGCACAGGAGCGACTGGATAACGCCGGAGCCTATGAGAAGATCATTACATTCCGAACCATGCCTGATCCCTACCAAGAAATTAACCGAACAGTAGATATTTACTTGCAAGGAGATAAGTCACATCTCAACGGTCGCTACCGTTTGCGTGGGTGGAAAGTCGGCTTTACGCCGGAAGTAGCCCTTGTCGATATTGAAGTTACCCGCGTTGCGCGATTTATTTCCGGTATTCTTGAACCCGGACAAGGATTGCTACCTGTATGAGTTCAACAACTGCTCGACGTCTAGCGAGTGCGATCCGTAGTGCAATCGCCATTGAAATGCTCCCGTACGTGGACACATACACAGCGGAAGTTACCGCTGTGTCCGCGTCCGGGGTGCAATTTAAGCGTGCCGGAGAAACTACAGGCAGCACAGAAGTCTATGCTCGACTACGATTCCAGCACATCCGAGTAGGCGATCAGGTTGCCGTTATTCAGGTGGGGAAGCATCCGTTCGTCGTCGGTGTTGTGCAGCGTGCTGCATACGGAACCCCAACGTATACGCTCAATTCTATTGCGGGGACCGGAGCTACCATGTCCATTGCCGGTTCTGACTATTCCGGTGTGATTACTGTTAACTCCGGCTCTGCGAGTCTTTCGGCAGGACAGCTTTTCGATTTTACCTTCGTAAATGCATGGGCAAGTACCGAGTACACCGTGGTCCTTCAACCGGCTAGTAATGCAGCCGGGGATTTACAAGCCCGGTTCAACATTACATCCCGCACGACAACTAAATGGACACTTAACTTAAGAACCGCATTAACTGCGAGTTCAACATATATTTGGCATTATCAAATCAGGCCATATGAACCGTAAATATTGTAAAATATGGCAAGGTGTGTTAGAGTTAGCGTAGTGTTTTTGTTTAGGAAGGAAATCATGCGCGTACCTCATACATCCGCCCTTCAGCGACTTGGAAATGTGTCATGGCAGACATGGCGCGGGGTTCTCCAAGAAGCGAACAGCCCTTTGCTTCAAGAGGGCACACTACCGTATAATGCGGCACAACCCTACACGGCGCTCTGCCTTGCTTGCATGAAACTTGCGACTCACTTTGGAACGCTTGCTTCAGAAATTACCCGAACCAAGAACCCTTTCATGCTTCGAAACGAAGGTAGCTTCTCCGGTCTTATGGAGTTTGCTACATGGGAAGAAGCAATTGAGTATTGGAAACGGCACGCGTTCCCATCCACAGAAACACATCAGGTTGAAACCCTGTGGGAAATTGTACGCATTGCAGACCTCTATACAACCGCCGATCAAGAGCGTGTGTATGCGGTTTCAGTTCCAGACTATCTCAATGAGGATGGACAGCCGCTAGAAACAACGTTCTTTCGCTGGTTCGGTGCAATTGATCCAACACGCTATCCGATGACGTATCGCGTTTGGCGAGAGTGGTGCGAAAGCCGGGGTGTCTATCCGCCCCTTACCGATACCTATAGCCTTGGTAACGGTACTGTGGAGTTTACGTTCTCCAATGGACTCCGCATTTACGATAGTGGGGACGCTGCGTACGTGGTTGGGGATGTGCAATATTAGCTCATTGGGGAGCACATAATTGTACCCGCTCCCCGTGAGAACTAAGGTAATAGAGATGCGAAATTATGTTGGACCAACTAACCGACAACATCCCGTGGACTACCGTAAAGCTGGCGTCCGTCGCTGGTTTCCTACGCTTGATCTTCCTTTGGGTTACGGCCTACCCTCTTTTAGTTATCGAACGCCGGAAGAACAAGGCTCTGGTGGGGGCAATTACTCAACTGGAAGAAATCGTGGACAGGAACAACCGCCTAGTAGAGCCGAGAGATTAATTTTATTTCTACGCTCGGTAACGGGTGACATTGAAAATGATCCCGAAGTGCAGTATGCTTACCATACCGTAGAGAAAGCAAAGAAGCTCGACAGCAATATTCGACGGTTGGCAAGCGGCGACGGGAATCCGCTTGAATATGATGTGTTTGGTCATGGGGGCCGCACATTTGTAGGAGAGCGGAGATGACATGGACGCCCTTCACTAAAGTTAAACAACGAATTAACTCTGTTGTGCAGAGTCAAAATCCGTGGATGCTTCAATGGGGGCGACTCCTATTCTGGACGGCTCTCATTAGTATTGCATGGGTAGTAAAACACTTTCACACAGCAACCTACACGGAAGATACCTACATTCTGCTCATTATCGCAACGGCGTTCTTTCTTGCGTTTCTTATTATGGTTATTGGTACAGCCGTTCGAACCCTTCGTAATCTTTCCCTGATGACTATTTTCCTTGGCGGCTCCGTTCTCTTTGGTCATGCTGGACTCTCCCGACTCGGATACGTACCTGTAGCGGAAGAACGTCAGCTTGACGTCACACGTACGTTGTTCATTGTTGGCGGATTTGCATTCGTGTATAGTGCCGCCAACGTTATCAAAAATTGGGAGTGGACAACACACCATATTATTTGGTCAACGATTATGCTTCTCCTTCTTCTCTCTGTCCTTTCTCTTGCATTAATCTAAGGATACTCCTATGGCATATACTGTAAACATGCCGACAACCGGAATCAATCACAGCAAGGCAACAAAAGAAGCTGCTCTCGCTCACGCACGTTCGCGTGGCGCACAGAAGTGGTCTGACGTCGTTGAACTGTTTGATACATTCTGGCTACTCGGACCAAAACTCAACATTCGTCCCGAAGTGCCTTATGGTCAGTGGTGTGATGAAACCGCAACCGGAACGTCGTGGTACTGGATTAACCATCTCAACCCCGGTGGGCTACGTATCACCTACGCCGGAGAACAGAGCCGAACATGGCAGAACGGCACACAGGCCGCTCTTGGCATGCTTCACCGCCTGTGTCTCTACATTCATGGCTCGGTTCCAGAATGGTTTAACTACGCAGAACAGTACGATCCAATGCCTGAGAAGGTTGCGGAAGCTGGTTATCTTGGCGTAGCAAAGAAACTGTCCGATCTATCCGGGCGTTGGGCAACTAACCCGAAGTACGCGGCACAAATTGTTGACCATCTCAATCTTGCATTCCCGACCGGCGCGGATGTTGCCGACCGGGTAACGCCACCAACGACACCGGCTCCGTCTCCGGATGTGCCGAAGTCTCCGTACCCGGCACCACCTGTGCAAATCTCGTTGATTCCGTACGCGAATGCCAACCGGCCAAAACTTGAAATGCCGTCTCCCTCGTACGTTACCGTACACGAAGTGGGGAACATGTCACCCGGTGCCGACGAAGAAATGCACCGACGCTTTACGCATAACGGTGGCGGACCGTCGCAGGTATCGTTCCACTTTGTTGTCGGACCGACACAAGTAATCCAGTTGCTCCCGCTCGATGAAGCGGCGTGGCACGCCTCTGACGGGTATTACGGGACGGGCAACCGAGACTCGATTGCTATTGAGACGATCCAGATTGGCGACTTCAACAAGACGCTCTGGAACCTTGCATGGCTTATTAACGAAATCAATACGAACCCGAACCGATTCGCTTCGAACCATCGCCGGTCATGGGATATGTCCAACGACCGGATTGTGCAGCACAACACATGGGCACCGGATAAGAAGAACTGCCCTCAGTTCATCCGTGACCGTGGATTGTGGCCGACACTGATGCAGCGAGTTGATATTTGGGAAGCCCAAGTAACGGCTCCGGTGGCACCACAATACGCACGCCCTGTGAAATACTTCTGGCTGGAAAAGGACGAAGCGGCAAAGGGCTTGGACCGGGAAATCAACGACGTACCGGTTCACTACCTGCCACTCGTTTACACAGCCGTTCAGGAAACACCGCGACGACAGGCAACCGGAACAAATCGAAAGATTATCGGCCCTCCGATCAAGGTAGGAGAAACGTTCCGTGCCGATTATGTCTATAGAAGCGGTCGTGAGACATTTGTGTTGACACCACACGGTACGCGGGTAAAGGCGGCTCACCTTCTACCGAAAGTGCAGATTAGCTCCAACCAGAACATCTCTATTCGACGTACGGCTGACGCTAAAGGTGTCCTTGCCGATCACGCGCACAAGACGGAGGATACCGAATGAATGTACCAAAACAACTCCCACAGTTTGTAGAGACAGAACCCGTCGCTTCATTAGCCGGTCTAATGAGTGTGCTGTTTAACAGCACACTCACAACGGCAAAGATGTTGGACTGGATTCCGCTGACATGGGAAGAACTTGTCTATATTGCGGCATGGTTTAACAGCTTGCTCGTTGTATTTACATACGTCCAACGTAGCCGGGTAACACCGGTTGCGAAGGCGAATGCT